CTGCGGGTGGGGAGTCTTTGACTTCTGTCACGTTTGCTACGAGTGGTGGAACTATCACTTGGGATGCAGCGGACGTTGAGTGGACTGGAAGTACGATCAGCGCTGCTCGGTATGCAGTGATTTATGACGATGATCTTACGAACAAACCGTTGATTGGGGCTGTCGATTTTGGTGGGGATTTCTCTACTACGGCAGGAACATTCAAAATTACTTGGAATGCAAGCGGTATTTTTACCCTTGATTTGACCCCGTAGGAGTAGATAATGGCGATTCCAGCTTCTGGTTATCCAACAACGCTTGATGATACGAGCGGTACAGCTAGCGCAACGGTTGAGTTTCCTCAGCCAGCTTCGGCTACTGATTTAGATGCAACTAACGTTGAACACGATATTTTGCATACGAATCTTTCTAAAGCGATTGTTGCTTTGCAAACAAAACTGGGGATCACTGACTCGAACCCGACTTCTGGCACAATATTGCAGGGTACGGGTTCTGGGTCTGCGTGGTCTTCTACGTTGGGTGCTGTAACTCTTGGAGGGGCTGTTACTGGCGGCGATCAGGTGATGTCAACGGTTACGCATAAGGATTATTCCGAGACTGTGTATGCCGGTGGTAACACTGGTGCGACTCCTGCGATTGCCGAAACTAACGGCAACGTCCAAACGTGGACTTTGAATGCTGCCACAGCAACCTTTGCGTTACCTGCTGCTGCGGGTCTTCAAGCCGGTACGAGCCTTACTTTGATTTTAACTCAGGATGGTTCGGGTTCTCGTGCTGGAATATTTCAGGTGAGTGGTGCTACTACTCTCGTGAAATGGGCTGGCGGTACTGCACCGACATTAAGCACAGGGGCTGCTGACATAGATATTCTTACGTTTGTGACCATTGATGGCGGCGCTACACCAACTTGGTATGGGTTTGTCGCTGGGCAGGATATGAGCTAATGCCTTTCGGGGTTGAAAAAGTTGCATTGTTAGGTGCTGCTGGTGGAAGTGGTGGCGGCCCTATTGAAGCTACTGGAGGAACCAAAACAACATCTGGCCTTTACACAATACATACTTTTACTACTACAGGAACATTTACTGTTACTGCTGGTGGTGGCCAAGATATTTGGATGGTTGCTGTAGCTGCTGGCGGCGGTTGTGGAACTGGTCGGTACGACTCAAATTATGGATGGTTGATTGCTTCCGGTGGCGGCGGTGGTGGCGGCATCCACGAACGCAAAATGGAAGATCAACCTAAAGACATGACTGGGAACCATGTTTACACAGTGACTATTGGTGCTGGCAGCGCAAACGCTAACGGCAGCAACTCAGTCATAAACACTCCTTACGAGAACATGGTTCAAGCTTCTGGGGGCGGCATGGGTGGTGCCGGTGGAGGGAACGGAAGTACTGGTGGTTCTGGTGGCGGCGGTGGTGGTCGAGGACAAACTTATTTTAACAGTGGTGGCGCAGCAGGATCATCTAACCAAGGTGCTATTGGTGGTGGCAATGGTTATGGCGAAACTGGTGGCGCTGGCCAGCAAAACATAGCCAGTACGGCTGGTGGCGGCGGCGGCGCTGGTGGCGCTGGCGTTACTGGTGCTTTTTATTCTGGTGATTGGAGAGGCGGTAACGGCGGCAACGGTCACACCCCAGCTTTAGATAGTGTGCCTTTTGGTTTGACACTTGTTGGTGCTGGTGGCGGCGGTGGCAAAGGCCAAGCTACTCTCAGCGGCCAAGGTGGTTCGACTGGTGGCGCTAATGGTAGCACTGCTTATGGAAATAATGGCACAACTAATACTGGTGGCGGTGCTGGCGGCAACGCTGGTTATCACAACAACAATGCCGTTGGTGGCAGTGGTATAGCAGTGATCGCTTATCTGACTAATGGAGCATAAATGTCTGAACTTTTTTATGCAAAAGTAGAAGCTGTTGATAACGAAGATCCACGTCCCGGTGATTTACGCGAATCAAAATGGGTTGTTACAGAAGTCTTGGTATTGCCTCCTGAGCAAAAAGGCACAGGCGAAAAATATTTGACTGAAGAACTAGGGCTTTCTGGACAATGGTATCGAACTGAATTAGATACTGGATTTCGCAAACAATTAGCATCTATTGGCGGCGAGTTTATACCAGCTTCAGAAGCTCCAGAAACATACCCAGATGGGCTTTTTGTGCAGCTAAAATCTTTTCCTTTTTATGTTCTTAACGATAATTATGATTGGGTGCCTCCCGAAGAAAAACCTGCTGAAGATGCCGGTGAAAACAAGAAATGGATTTGGGCAGGAGATGTTGATAACCCAGACAATCCGGGGGAATGGGTAAAAGTAGATTGGGATTATGCGGTTGATCTTCCGGTATTTAACGAGGAAGAATGAAACTTATAGACGCACCCGGCAAAGTAAACACCGGACGGCCACTCAAACCATTCGGCATAGTTGTCCACCACACAGCTTCTAACCGTAACGCAGATCCCGATAACGTGATCGCAATGTGTGTTCGAGGAGTGAACAAAGTCCCCGGACCTCTATACAACTACATCATCAAACGTGATGGCACCATTGTCAAGTTGACTGCTGAAAACGTGAAAGCTAACCACGCTGGTCGAGGCTTACAGTCAGTGTTGACACGGATGCAAAAAAATTTGCCAGCTACAGGGGACGCTAAAACAGCAGGCAAGATCAGTGCTAACGCCCGTTTAATAGGAGTATCTCTTATTAACGACGGGTTAGGAGAAGATGTACCCGTAGAACAGATGGACGCACTCGTAGAACTGTGCGCTTTTCTGTGCGACGGACACAAATGGAGTCCAGCTAGCACTGTTATAGGCCATAAAGAATGGACTTCACGTAAGGTTGACCCCTCGTTTTCTATGACAGAACTACGTGGGATGGTGCAGAAACGTATGGTTACGTCTGTACCTACAATGACTTTACCTAAAGAACCAGAGGACGGGCTTGTTCCGTTCCCCGGAACGTTACGCAAAGGGTCACGTAGCCAAGCAGTTGTCCATATTCAACGAGTGGTGGGCACTTTAGCGGACGGAATATTTGGGCGTGGTACACTCGCCAAGGTAAAACAATGGCAACGAGTCAACGGACTAGTTGCAGATGGCATTGTTGGCCGCAAGACTTGGGCTGCTATGCAGATACGGAGACAAGAAGTTGTTCAACCAGCGTTTTATTAAAGATACTTTAGAGCGTGCTGTCGCTACTTTTGCTCAGGCATGGGTAGCTGCTATGGCAGTGCCGGGACCAGATTGGTCTGACTCGTTAAAAGTTGCGGGTGTTGCAGGTCTTATAGCTATTGGTAAGGCTGTTGCTGCTCGTAAGGTAGGCGATCCTGAAACGGCATCAGTAACTAGTTAGAAATGAGGCTGTTCGGTGACGCAGTATCGTCAGACAGGGGTTGAATATAGCGAATCTGGAGTAGCTTATGGCGCTCCTCTTTTCATTACTCCTGCGACGATTGCTGCTACCGCAACAGTCTTAGATGAAGTAAGTGTCCAGTACCGTGAACCGGGGCTGGCATACCGCAACAACTACACATACAGCCAACCTGATACAGGTATTGTTGAGATTGTAGCAACAGTTAATACGGTTACTGCTACTACTGTTTTGTCAGCTACTGCTGGCATTGAAGTAGATATTTCACCTGCGCCAACAATTGCTGTAGTAACAACAATAGGTGCGGGTGTAACCGCTAACTACGTTGATATCGCAGAAGTAGATATGAGCGCTGTAGCAGCGTTACCTACTCCGACTCTGCGAACAGATCAAATATTAACTGTTTCAACGATTGCAGGTGTAGGAACAATCAGCGGCTTCGCTGTAGTAGACCTTCGACCGGCCACAGTTGCTACAACCGGTTCAATGCTAACTGTATCAATCAGTGTTGATGTTGCGCCTAGCAGCAGTATCAATGGCGTTGGCACGTTTGGTTCTCAACAAATGTACACGTTCTATCCGGGTAGCGAAAACACTTTGTCACCTATCGGAGAGTTAAATAAACCGACACCCGCTGCTTATGCTTTGATGCGGCATTACAAACCAAGACTTAAAGCTGAAAATCTTTTTATTATTAATAACAGTTCAGTACAAAACTTTTTTCCGGTAGACGCTTCTACTATTACACGCACACTTTATGGAGCACACCTTCCACCTACAGATCTCACAGCAACTGAGATATCATTGTTAAAAGCAAGTGGTTACCCAATTGATGTAGGAGCAGGTGTTTAATGCCAATGTACGTTTACCGTTGTCTTGATTGCGGATTGTCACACGATATCCGTCATGGGTTTGATGAAACTTATGATGGCTCATGTAACGCATGTGAAGGTGTAGTACGCAAATACTTTGGTGAAGTACATATTTCTGCGTCAGCTACTCCTACCAGAGGTTTGCACGACGGCAAAACTATTAACTGGGCAGGAACTAAAGTTAAAGAAAAAGAAAAAGAACAAGACATGGCAGCCTACAAAAGGCTTAGATCTGAAGGATTGCAACCCCCCACAATTGATGGGTCTGCACATCTTGAATCACGGGCACGAACACCATACGAAATTAAAGCAGGGACTCTTTTACAAGGACAAAAAACAGAGAAAGATCGTAAAGAACGTGCTCTAAACGACGTTCTTGGGAGCACCTAATGACTGCACAAGGATGGATTGACGAAACACGAGACATGTTGTTGTCTGGTTATGTCGAAGAGTTAGATGTGGTGACTACACCTCCTAGCCCTGCAACAACTGGCAGCACTGTGGTTGTTCAAGGGCTTGCTGGGTCAATTGTCAAAGGTGTTATTATTGAAATAAACACTGAGTTGATGTATGTGACAGCAGTTTCGTCTACAACTGTGTCTGTTTTGCGAGGTTATGGTGGTTCGACTGCTCAAACTCATTCTGCTACTGACGTTGTTCGAGTTTCTCCTAAATTTCCTGCGCATCGCATATTGGAAGCGTTAAACAACGACTTACGTGACCTTTCAACCCCTGATAACGGGTTGTTTAAAATGAATACAACAAGTTTTACTTACAACGCAACCCAAGATGGTTACGATTTGTCTGGTTTAACTAACGAAACCGTTCAATCTATTTACTCAGTAACATATGCAGACCCGACACCTGTTGAAGCTCGGGAACCTGACATCCGTTCATGGTCTCTTAAAAGAAATAGGGACACAGCAGCGTTTAGTAGTGGGTTAGCGCTTGTTTTATATGGGGCAGCATGGCCCGGTAAGAAAGTGACTGTCAGTTACAAGTCGCCGCTTACATTGATTACTGCTACGACTGACGCTAAATCAACTACTGGTTTGCAAACAACAGCATACGATTTGTTGCCTTTAGGTGCAGCTTTATCTTTAATGACTACTGCTCCTATTCGTAGAGAGTTTGTTGATGCACAAGGTATGCATCGTCGAGCAGAAGAAGTTCCGCCGGGCGCTATTTCAGCGTCGCTACGGGATTTACGTGTTCGTAGAGAGTCACGAGTTAATTCTGAAGCAGCACGTTTAGCTGCTATGTACCCGACAAGTTGGCAACGTAACGCAATAGGAAACTAATGGCTTTTAATTCTGAGTTGTTGCCAATTGAATTAGATGGCGTGTCATACATGGTTGACACAACTCAATATGCCCGTACAACTGTTCCTGCGTTACGTGAGCAACGAGATAACAGCAAAGAACCCGGCGAAAATACTTTAGATACAACTGGTGCATGGGTTCGGTCACAAACAGATTGGACATTAGGTGCGGGTCAAGAACATTTTGATTTGGATGACAGTAATCGGCTTCGTTTTGAGTCTTCTAGTGGTGTTGATCCGTGGACAAAAGGTGAACTCTCGTTACTCCCCATTACGGAAGAAAAATTAAACCAGACAGGTGCAAACTTAAAAGTTCATCGTGTAGGCGTTTATCTTTATATTGCTTATGGATCTACTTTGGCTTGGATTTCTACTCCAACTGATGCTTCATACACAGTTAGCGGCAGCAACTCTATAGACTTCAACAGTTCGACACCTTCACGGTCAGGCAACATCACTGACTTCCACTCAGATGGCACATACGTCTATGTGGCGTTCGGTAACAGCGACAAGATAGCTCGATGCGCTATCAACTCAACAACAGTTGATGCGTGGCCTACAAGTGGCACTCAGAAAGCCGACATTATTGAAGTCGCAGCGGGCCGTTTGATAGGAGCCACCGCTTCTGACGCAAACATTTTTGAATTAAACGCTAACGGTCAAAAGTTTTCTGGGTCACTGGATTACACGCCACAGTTAGCGCAAACACAATGGAAATCTATTACTGGTGGCCCTTCAGGTATTTATGTTGCAGCAAATACTGATGACACTGGCACGATTTATCACATAGGTGTTGACTCATCTGATGGAACGTTAGTTACACCAGTTATTAGTGGTCAGATGCCGCACGGCGAATCGATAAATGAAATTCTTGCTTACGGAGAGATACTTGTTATAGCTACAAGCGCTGGGTTTCGTACATCTTTGATAGATACTCAGTCTGGGGCAGTAACAATTGGGCCTGTCATAGATGACGGTGGAGAAGCATTTTGTTTAGAAGCTGATAACAAATTCGTTTGGTGGGGTAGTGGGAGCGGACAGTTATACAGGGCTGATTTAACTAAATTTACTTCAACATTAGTTCCTGCGTTTGCTAGTGATTTAGTATCAACAGGCGGTTCAGGAAACGTTGGTTCTATAGCTAGAGTCGCAGATAAAACATATTTTGCTGCTTTAACTGACGGGGTATACGGACAGTCAGGTACAGGTATCAAAGTAGCTACAGGCACTTTAACTATTGGTGAAGTGTCATGGTCTACTGTTGTTCCAAAACTATTGCGTTCTGCTGAAGTAAGACAAGATCGGGCACAGTACACCTTCGGTCCAGTTGACTACGATCAAGCTGGGGAGGTTTACACACACCCAACCTACAGTTATCGAGGTAACCCTGTTGCTTCATTCTTAGGTGGCATACAATTCAGCGCAACAAACGATAACAACGTTACAGATACGCTCACATTATCTCAGGGTGTATCAAGCAATTTTACGTTTGCATCAGAATCATCTGTTTCATACAAGTTTGTTATAACAATGACAAGAGACACAGACGACACAACTATTGGGCCAATCATCGCTGACTGGCAAACAACATGCGTAGCCACACCTAAACGAGTAGACGAAATAATTGTTCCAATTGTTTTACGTCAACAAGTTTTGACATCAAGAAACAGTGGGGCACCAGCAACATACAACTCAAATGCAGTGTTCACTAGTCTCCGCAATCGCATGGAATCAGGTGTAACAGTTAATTACACAGAAGGCAGCCGTTCAGAATCTGTCACAATAGAACGTTTATCGATGCAACCAGAACAACTATCCGATGACGGATCATGGTGGGAAGGTACTCTTTTAGTAAGGCTCCTGACAGTCCCAAATTAAGAGGGGAAATGGCTAAAGTACTTTTCTTCGATATAGAAACAGCACCAAACTTGTCTTACGTGTGGGGACAATGGCAACAAGATGTCATCGACCACGCACAAGAGTGGTACATGATTTGTTTCTCATACAAATGGGAAGACCAAAAGAAAACACAAGTCGTTTCCCTCGACGACTTCCCGTTGTACAACAAAGAACCTGAAAACGATTTTGAAGTTGTCTACAAATTATGGCAACTATTAAACGAAGCAGACATAGTAATAGGCCACAACTCAGACGCATTCGATATCAAAAAAGCCAACGCACGATTCGCTTACCACAACATCGGTCCAACCAATCATTACCAAACCGTAGACACATTAAAGATTGCACGCAGATACTTTAAATTCAACAGCAACAGACTCGGACATCTCGGAGAACACCTTGGACTCGGGGGAAAAGAAACCACAGGAGGATTCCAGACATGGGCAGGCTGCATGAAGGGTGACCCTAAAGCATGGGCAACCATGAAAAAGTATGCAAAACAAGACGTAGATCTTTTAGTAGATGTCTATGAACGGCTACGTCCTTGGGCTACCAATCACCCCAATAGAAACGTGATCGACGCAACTTCACATGCATGTCCGACGTGCGGCAGCAATAAGCTGCAAAAGCGCGGTAATCGGAGAACCCGGACGATGGTTTACAGACAGTTGCAATGTCTTCGGTGTCGTTCTTATTGCAGGGAGAGACTGGCTGATACACCTGTGCGTCCTGAGATTGTTTAACCGTTATATCTAGCAGGCAAAATTCGTTCAGCGTCAGGTTCAAGAATACGTTTCTTGCATTTGAAACACCTGCATTCGCCAATTAAATATTTAGCGATAGTGCCATGCTTTTTAAAGTCTTTTTTATCCCAACGGATATGGCCGAGAGGATCGACCCACATTAGTAATCTTCAGGATTAGATGCTTCATCCTTAAAAATGTCAGCCATACGCAGAGCTTCTTCTTTAGTGCGATACCACTCACGCATATGACTGTCACAGATTACTGCGTAACCGGGAAGACTAAGACCTGCCCCGAGTCGTGCAACTACTTTTTGGACTTTGACGTTCATCGCTTTTCTCCAATCACGATGTCCCTTTTATTTTACCACGCTAGGTGAGAATTAGGGCGGGATGGTGAGGTAGAAAGGAGAGTAAACACCCCCACATCCCATCACCGGTAATCAACCGGCTAGCCCTTAGATCTAAGTTGGTCCTTTAACTCTCTCAGTCTTTGGATGTTTTCTTCTTTAGACAAAGACTCTTTCTTTTCTGATTCTAGTGCAGCTTTAGTTACTGCAACGTCAGATATGTTACTCACTGGGCGCTGCTTTTCCACTTGCTCATCTACTATCCGACGTAACGCTGTCTCGAACGCTGCCTCAGTGAAAGACCAAGTGATACCCAAAGCCTCATAGCATTCGTCCAAAGTCCAGCCAGCAGCATGAGCACTCTCAACAACATGCCGGATCTTCATAGGTTTAGCTAAAGGTTTTTTAGTTTGTTCCTTCCACCATTTGTTGAGCATGTCAGTCATATCAGTAAAAACTGGTGCTCGTTCTATTTTCATTTGTATTACTTTGCCCATCTATTCTCTCCTTTATTAACTGTGCAAAAGTATGCATCTCCATAACAACATAAGCCCCACCTGTTCCAACATTACGACGTTTAACTAAGGCTGCCCCAAACTTAACGTCAGCATTGATGCGTTCCTGTTCTGTCTCTTTCATAATTTCAGACAAGGACGAGAGAGCATCCTTTCTGTTCTTGCACTCAAACACAAACTCAGGCAAGTCCAAACAACGGATGTCTCCCACGTCCTTAGTCCCCACAAGAGGCAGACGCATAAACTCATGCTTCGTATAGCTTTGCAGATACCGAACGCATTCGGTTTCCCAAGCAGTCCCCTTCTGTTTAGCTTTACTCACTAATCTGAAATCTCCGGTGGATGTTCTTCCATGTCCACAGCTATCTCATCCATGTAAGTTTCTAACGCAGACTGAAATACAAACGACATAGCTTGCATCATCTTATTGTTAGGATCCATTTCACCAGCAGGATGGTTTTCAAAAGCCTCAATTAACCTACAAGCATGCAGCTCTACCTGATTAGCAAAGTCTTTAGGAACAACAAACGACATCACTGTGAGATCGTCATTCAAAACTGGCACTGTAACGCTATGTTCGTCGCTCATTAAAAAGGTTCCTCGTCTTGGCTAAAGGCTGCTTGAACAGTTTCTACTGCTTCTTTAGCAACTCTATCATTTGCTCCACCCTTGGGATGCCAGCGATAAGACGGACCACCCTCGTCTGCATAAAGACAAAGCTTGCTACGTTTTTCACCTTCTTTGCTTTCCCAATTGTCTTGCTTCATGCGACCAATAAACATCACACGACTGCCTTTAGAAACCTCAGCCATACGTTCAGCAAGATCACCAAAACATTTGACATCAAACCAATGCGTTTCTTTCTTGTCATCACGACCAGTAGTAACAGCTACAGGGACAGTGACAAAAGCATTACCTGATTGTGCATAACGCAACGTCAGATCTGAACCAACGTTACCTGCTATGGATATATTACTCATTGCTTTCTCCTTCTCTCTTTTCGAGAATGTCTGCGAGAACATAGTTCCCGTCATGTTTATGCCAGAGATGCAGACCTAAGCCCAACCTCATCGCACATCTTTTAATACCGTCAGACGCACACGCTTTTAATCGCGCTCCATCCGTCTTCCAATTGTTCGGATTTTCGCACTCACCAACCTCTTGTATCGAGGTAGTTCGTCCATCAACATCAACAGTAAGAGTACAGAGGCAACCAGTAAGAGTACCGTCAGCATCCCGAACAAGAGTGTCAATAGCAAAATCATGTGGACCTACTATCCCTAATAAGAATTGCGACACGATACCGTGAGGTACATACGATGCCGCAAACTTGCCCGGTTTAGTTTCAATGAACTTGTCCGAGAATGGTGTTGCTAATTTACTTAACTGACTCATCAGTCTCCTTTATTACTAAATCGATAATGTCTAATATGTCTACGTTGCCGTGCTGTTCACAGATGTCATAGTGAGGACAGTAATTACATTCCCACGGCACTTCTGTGTTCCACCACGATCTCAACCCTTCAGGTATTACACCTGTAGTCAAATAGTTTTTAGCCATCTGAGCATGTTGTTCTAAGAAGTAAGTAGTAGCTACCAAAATAGACGTACCACTTTCATCAATAGGATCATGGATGCTGTAATGCCACTCAACCATGTCGCCAGCACGAGCACTATCTTTCCAACGGCTAGGCGTAGCATCAGTACACACATACACAAGATGTATGTCAGTAAGACCTAGACCTAACGCATAAGCACACGCTTGAAACAGATGCTCTTCTTTAGGTCCCTCATTACGTGCTTTACGGAACCCATAGTTACGCATAGTTTTTATTTCTAAAACAGCGCCATCATACACACCATCAGCATGACCAGAAGTCATAACGTCAGGCATACTGACAGGCACCTCGCATTTAAAACCCGGCACCATTTCTTTAAACGCTGCTTGGATATGCTCATGCATAGTGTTGCCAACTTCTCTAGCAACAAACCCATTGATCGCATTTTCGCCAGCTTCTATACGAGGTATATGCATCCCATCAAATATCTGTTTACGATCACAGGTAGTGATACTCGATACTCTTAAGAACGAGCCGTCTGCTGTTGGTTTATTATCAGGACGACGTATGTATTCTTCCAGCACGCTTTGTGCTGGACCCTTTTCGTATTGCATTGTGCTCCCTTTCAGGTCTGAGTTTATCAGTTCCCTCGGGCTTCATCAATGCGGCGATCCCAATAAGCTGACTCAGCAGCCTCTCTAGCTTCGAGCATTTCTTCGTACTCATCTTCACTCAAATCAGCATAAGGATCGTCGGGTGGATCGTCACTAAGATACATTGTTTCTCTCCAATTGTTGTTTACGTTTTTCAGCAGATTTCAAATCGTAATGAGCTTGACCGTCATCAGTGATCCAACAACACTCATCGCCAATCCAAATCTCCCAGATACCATTAACCTTTTTCATTACTCTCTCCAATACTCGTAGTAATAAGTAGCAGTCGTACGCCACACATATTGCGGACCAGCATGACGTTCCTTACGTTTAGACAACCGAGTCTCTTGACGTTGACAACCATCACACACAACAGGCTCAATTAAACCAGCCTTCTGTGCTCGTTTCATCAACGGACCTAAGAGTCGAGCATTATCTAACTTGACATTCATTTGCTCTAACACAGCATGAACATCGTCAGTAGTCCAAGAGTTATGCGGTGCTGTTGAACGACACACTTTAGCTATCGCATGTTTAGCAGCAACCTTTTGGGATGGACGAGCAGCCGTAGCTACCCGTGCCATCCCAATATCACGTTGCTGCCTACCTTCATTCTCCGACATAGCTACGTGCCATATTTAATATGGCTTTAGCTACAGCGTTAATAAAGTGCTCATTGTCAGGGTCAAGCACTGGGCTGTCTTCCAAATACGTTGAGATGTGGTAACCAATATCATTTTCTATTGTGCTAGTGACAATGTGTTCTACTTCACCACTGTCTCGGATCACATCAGCAGCAATGTCACCAACGATGTCACAAAAAGCTCCATCATCAGCTAGCTCCCGTGTATCTATATCTACTCTTATTTCCATTTCTTTTCTCCTTTAATTAGCTACCAAAATCTTGGCAGCTTTTTCTGTCATAGGCAGCTTCCCAAACATCACGTTGGCTTGATGCCTACGAGTACGTTCAAGGCTGCTCTTAACACCCTTAACTGCTTTATCTTTCTGTTCCCATGCTTGAACAGCCATCAGTGCACCCCACTTAGTGTTACGCACACCAGCTATATCATTATCATTTCGGAACCTATAATTAATTTCTTTCTTAGTGTTAGTCCAACGAGTTAACTGGTTGTAATAACCCTGAGGAGTTAATGAAAGATTCAGATTGATAGGTCGAGTACCAATAAGAGTCTCAACTAACTGATTCCATTCTTCATCAACAAACTCTTGATTAGCCATACGTTCAATAGTGTCAGCGTAACTTTGTTGACGTTCATAGCCTTCACACAAAGCCTCAACAGCTTCTTGCATCATGGCTTGTGGATTGCCCATCTTTTTAAACTTGAAGACAGCTTCCTTATCTAAGATGTTCCACTTAAATGTATTTGAACACACAGTCGCAGTCGCAGATTGAGTAGCTATAAGCGGAACCTTACGGTCATGACCATTACCAATATTGAATACCGATTCAACTGTGGACCAACCCGGAATCACTATGTCATCCTTGAACTTTAAAGAGACATAACCAACAGCACCATTGTCATAAGTACCAACTGATTCAATAGTTTCTACAAGCCCAGTATCAATAAGCAATCCAGTTAAATCATCAGCCATAAACCGATGCTGAACTATCTGATAACGGTTACTCACTTCAGCATAAGCAAACGGATAATGAACCATCTTCAACACATTTCTGTTGTCGAGGATCACTCCAATCTCATCATGCTCAATATGTATTGGATGTCGCACCACTTCACACCAGTCGAATGCGTTACGTGCATCCTCCCAATCGATAGGTCCAACATGCCCTAACTGATGCCAAGGTGTCTGCCTGTAACGGGCATGCAAAGCATCTAAATCTGTCATCCGATGTGACATATATTTCTCCTTTTTATTTTGAGATCTTCGGGAGAGAGGCTTCGCTAGGGAACGACGGCCCCTCTCCCTTTCTTGCGACCCTTCAGTATATTATACCAGCAACAAACACAATAACTCCTTTGAGCCAGTGTTTATGCGGGATTAATCATCCGAAAGATCACGTTCTATTTTTTCATTAATTGTTCGAAACTAAATTTGACATAATGTTTAGGCAAAGGCCATTCAGGATGTTCTGATTTCATAAAATCCCAAACCGCCTCATCTATACCACATGGGCTGCATACATATGTTTCGTTATCTTTTCTAGATAATGCATTTAATACTTGCATTTTGTCTAACTCCTCAATTCCACATCGAGGGCAAAAAGTTTTCATTTCTTTCTCCTTATTCATATCTTCCACAGGTCCATAGTTTCCATTTCAACTCGGTATGTTCCACAATGTAGAACGCAAACCGAGTCGACTGTTCAACATCAAACCTGTCAACCCATCTATCTTCAAAAACTTCATACCAAAAGTACTTATTAATCTGGAACAAACCATGATCCGCACCGTTATAAGCCCGTGGATTATGCAACGACTCACACCACGCAATCCCCAAAGCATCCACACAATCATCCGCAAAGTATTCACAAACAATCGGTGCAACCTCAGGATTAGGTGGTTCATGGTTGATCGCAGCAAAATCAAGTATCGACCAGATCA